CGTATTTGAACTATATTCTGAACAGGCTGTGTTATTTGATGATAACATTAACAGTTGTTTAACAACAAGAGTGAAATGTACTACTCCTACATCTAATGTAATGTATGGTTATGAATTAAAAAATGGAAAATTAATCATTGATGCAAAAGGTGATACAAATCCTTCGAATGAAAATAGTAATGAATGGAAAATACTAAAAACAACTAATACAAACATTACTATAGAAATAGAAAATCCTGTACTAATGACAAATTTATTAAAAGTTGGTTATAGATGTATCAGTGCTGGAAGTTCTACACAAGTTGGTGTATATAAAGAAGTCTATATGCAAACTGAACAAAGTAGTTAGATATAATAAATTAACATACTTATCATAATTCATGGACAGCCGATATTTGGCTGTCCTTTTTTTTAATAATTCATTAGAGAATAAAAACAAAAATAGAAGATGCAGCCATGAACTGACTGCATCTTTCTTTTTATTAACAAAAAATATTTATGTTTATGACAGATTTCAAACAAAGGATTAGAGGCAAACCTCATCCCACCAGTCGCATCTGAATGTCATCTGGATTGACATCAAGTCGCCGCTTGTGTAGTTGAGTGTCGGACCGCCTGCACCTGTCGTAGGGAATATGTACCACATAACCCACTGCCAGTACGGACTTCCTGCACGGTCGTGCATCGTGATTGTCATGGAAGGAGCGACATAGTCCCTCTTAAGTCCCTGACGACCAGTCAATGGATCATACACAAGGTCAACCCACTGGCGAAGGAACTTGTACGTGTAGTTCTCCGGAGTCTCGTTGTCATATGAGAGGTTGAGAGCGAAGCTGATCTGCAAGTCCATCGTCGTGTTCTCAGGAGTCGCGTTAGAGAACGAGCGGGTAGCGAACTTGTACTTCTGCTCAACTGCGGTCGAAGCCTTTGATGCAGGTATTGTGCCGACTTGCTGAACGCCTTCAAGAATGACTCTTACTCTTTCGTCGTCGCCCTGAAGTGGCTCTGGCGGAACAAGCGTCACGCTAAACAGGTTCTGGTATATAGGTTCCCAAAGAGACGTTGAAACACGGCTGTTCCTGAAATGACTCAAACCGAGAAGACCCGGCGATGTAATCTGAGGAGTACTTATTGGCATATTATTATATAATAATGTATTTTATCAACTTGGTTAATCCGGGAACTGTCACATTAAGAACAGCCCGACCATCTTTTATTATTTATCTAACATCTTTCAAGAAGAAAAGAGAACATTCAAGAAATGTTGCTTTGTAGTTACGATTTCATTGAATGCTCTCTTTATTTATAAGATTCGAATCAAGCGATCACAAAAAACTATAAAATAAATCACATTGATTAAGACAATGCTGTTCCATCAAGATTTGTCCATTGTGTTCCGTTCCAGAGAACGTACTTCTTAAGAGTAGTGTCATAGTACCTCAGACCTTCGTTAGTAGCGGCAAGAGTCAATGCTTCTCTCTGAACAGTAGTTCCCTTGACAGTAGAGACGTTCGTTACATCTACTCCTTCTTCATCAACCCAAATAAGACTTCCACGAGTTATAGCACTTCTTGAAGCACTCAATTTTAATGGATATGTAGAATATATATATACTCCAGATATTTGTGGAACATGTGAACCTATAAAATTTCCAATTATTGTAAATTTGTTGTTTTCTGTATCTACTGTAATGTTAAAATATGGATTTAATGCGTTAAATATTTCTGTTAATATAGTTCCAACATTATTTGTTTTTTGAAAAGCAATTCTCTTTTTTACATTCTCAAACGTAAATACAAAATTTCCACCACTATAACCTTCATTAATAGAACCGGTATAAGTTGGATTGTCAACAAATGATAATGTGATGTCATATGCAGGAACTGTACCGCTCTTTATATAAATAGGTTGGTTATTTGTAGTTTCAAAATACCGCATTCCTACTTTTCCACATATTGGTTTGTCTGACAATGGACCTTGTTTTTCAATAATATGTAATACATTGGCACTTCCTTCATAATTGTAAATGAACACAGGATAACCATCACTATCTGCCCATAAGAATTTGTCATTTCTTTGTTGAATGTAGCAATTCTTTTGAATATCGGTAGCATAATATGAAACACCGTCATTTCCTGATTCTATATCAGGTATGTTTTCAAGCAACCCACGTTTTATCATAATGGCATCTCCGTTTGTATAATTCCAAGAACCATTATCATATATTTTTCCATCAATAGTTATTATATACAATGAACCGAGATTTCCATCATATATCAAATCTGAATAATTATTTACATAATCAATAAGTTGATTATCTATGAATCGAATATTAGCATTATTTACAATTCCTCTAACTATAACTTTAACATTTGCATTATTATTACAAAAGAATGTATTATTTGCAAAAAGAACATCGGCAGCAGAAACAATAATTTGGGCATTTCTTGTAATATTGAATTCATTGTTCTCAAAAATAATGTTTTTCAACACATTACTTGTATTGCTTTCACCGAATCTAATGTTTGAACCTGTAATATAATTATCTTTAAATATGGTATTGGACAACCATGTGTTGAAGCCGTCAGTAGAAATTATATTAAAATAATTTAATGAGAAATTTATTCCGCTAATTGCTTGATGAGAATTGCTGATATTATTTGCATCAATTCTACAATTTTTGAATTCTACATTTTCATTATCTGTTGAATCACTGAAGAATAATCGAATGCAACTTATTGTACTATTCGTTATCAAGATATCTGTTGAACCGTTTATTACACATCCGTTACCTATCCCAACTGCATCAACATCATTAAGCAATATATTTTTAGCATACATACACATAAAGAATAAACCAGATGAAGCATTATCATCTTTTTCATACTTCACGTGTTCAACTGTAATATTCTCAATTGTTATGTTTTCCGCCTTAGAATATGTACTTAATAGATAACTTGATACATTGCTTGCTTTAATGTTACATACTCTTACATTGCTAACAAAACTTTCTCCAGTTGCTACAGAGCGTGATGCATCCAATTGAATACCTTTTACACAGTTGTTTAATGTAATATTTTCTATTGATATATTTTTACAAAAACCACCATTTCTGTTCGGTTCTATATCAATAGCAGCACCCGGTCCGGATTCAATAACGTAACCGTTGTTCTCATAATCTACAATATTTTCTATTCGACAATCTTTTACCAAAACATTTTCCGAATTTGTAACAGATGACACATCAGAACAAATAGAGATTCCTTGTCTGATACAACCATGAATATAACAATCTTGTATAATAATGTTTTTTCCAGATGCTGCATAAATACCATCACAATGACATTCATAAATTTCAAGATTCTTAATTGTAACACCATCTATATTTCCACGTATTGCGATACCTATTCCGTTTTCTGTATGTTTGTATTTTCCATTTGATTGTAAAGCTCCTTCTTCACTAATTGGAATAAGACTTCGATTACCGTTTATTTTTCCAACTCGTTCGCCATCAATAGTTATATTTTTTAAACTTTCAAATGTAGGATTTGTATATATGAATATCAATCTATGATTTGTAATTGTTAGATTGCTTGTAATTGAACCGATTAAATGAATATAGGTATTGCTTAATGGAATTAAATAACCAGTGTTTTCAAGTGCATTGCAAATATAATCTTTAGTCATATAAATATGCTGATATACATCTTCACGCATAATAGCATTAATGTTTAATATATTTGCATCATTAAACCATTTGTCTGTTATTATCTCATTTGACCAAGTTCCACCAATTGTTATTTGTATTAAAATATTTTCATCAATCGCATCAATATATGTTTCAGAACCAACAAGTGTTCCATTGGAGATAGAACCACCATTAAATTTTAATGTACAGTTTTCTGGAATTTCAACTATTCCACCATTCAAATCAAAATTATATCGTATCTCATAAACAGTGTTGGTTTGTGTTAGTTGAGATGAAAAATTATTATTCTTTCGGAGAATGACATAGCCTTTTGAATTTTCAACAGGAACATAAGCTCTGTTCTTGAGTTTGAGTTCACCAAGATTCGTCTGTGCATTGATAACAGTGGTCAAGTCTTCTTCATCAGGGTTGTTCGTCACATTTCCTTCAATAGTTGTCGTTCCTTCTTCACGAACCTGTTCAGCAATAGCGAGAGCAGACTCTGCCATATCTTTAGCATCTGTCAATTCAGATGTAATAACAGCTTGCGTCATGCTACCGTCTGTGTTCGAACCGGTAGAATTATATAACTTTCCATTGAGAGTATAAACAACTCCCTTAACTCTCATCTTGGTTACGTTAGTGCTCATTAGTTGATGTCTAATTTTACTATATAAGTGTTCAAAAACATCGTTTCTTATTCAGGTAAGTTCTACTCTTTCCCTTAGTTAGTGTAAGTTTCTGTGCATTAGAGAATTGTAAGTAGTTATATGCCGCATCAAACACGCCTGAATAAGAAACCTCGCAGTTTTGTAATTTTAATACTAAAAGTAAGCATTTTACAATCAATGGGTACGAATGTAACCAAGGTGAGAGTCAAAGGTGTTGTTTATGACCTTAATAAGTTATATGACACGACCGGTTCTAATACAGATGGCGGAATGACACAGTCTGCAATAACTGAATGTTTTGACAATGTTATCGATCTTGTCAATGATGTTGAATCCAGTTTCTCATCAATAAGCATAACAGAAGAAGAAGGTTTCACAGTTACAGACAATAATGGAAAAGTCGGCATGAAATATGACGAGAACGGATTCGATGTTGCTAAGTTGAGCACTCATTTCAAAACGTCCCTGCTTGACATCGTCAAGATGTCCATGCCTTATTGTGTGAAAGTGATGGAACATGGTTTTTATGTCGTTGATGCAGATGGCAACATCGGAATGAAGTATGACGAAGATGGTTTGTCTTGTGCTCTGGTTGATGATGTTCCGATTATTAGCGGAAGTTCAGCAAAGGAAATAAAGATTCTCTTCATCGGTAATTCATTCAGCATCGACAACTGCGTATATCTTCCACGTCTAATAGAAGCAAATAGCGGAATTACTCTTATAATCGGTGTGTTATATTTGTCTGGGATGAATATTGAAGGACACATTAACAGATTCAATAATGAAACGCCATATTATTATTTCGAATACAAAAGCACTAATGGCTATTGGACTTCGAGCGGAAGCGCGAACACTACGATTAAAAATGCTCTTGACAACGGCAATAAGTGGAATATAATCATGACGCATCAGGCATCAGACCTGAGCGACCGTGAAACCACAATCATAAACAATGAAGGAACCGGTCTGCAGACATTAACGTCTCTTGTTAATGGTTATATCGGTTATAAGCCAATTTGGGGCTATGTTTTGACGAATCCGAAAAAATCAACAGAAGGAGAGATTACATATGGCGATACGATGTGGGGGACGATGTGTTCAATCTGTCAAACGCTGGTTTCCAACGGCATCGTTGATTTCATAGTTCCTTCCGGAACCGCTATTCAAAACGGAAGAACGAATCAGGAACTTGATGCTTATGGTTCGGCTGGTCATATTACATCAGACGGAGCACATATGGAAGACGGCATTGGTAGATTAATCGGCTCTTATGTTCTCTATTTGTCATTGTTTAGAATATTCGGAGATATGAAACCGCTTGCGGAAATAGATTGGAAACCCATATG